ACCTGATCCGAAGGCTGAGGCTTGGTTCAAAAAGAATACTTGGTTTGGTTCAGATGATGAGATGACTGCCCTAGCTTATGGGCTGCACGAAAAACTTGTTAAGAGTGGGGTTGATCCTCGTTCTGATGAGTATTACGAGAAGATAGATTCTCGCATGAAAGAAGTCTTTCCAGACCGTTTTGATGATGAGTCTGCAGATAACCTTGAAGATGAGCCGAAATCTTCGCAGCAAAAGGCAAAAGCACCAGCTAATGTGGTAGCGCCAGTTAAACGTAGTCCGTCTTCTAAAAAGATTACGCTAACACAAACGCAAGTAGCATTGGCAAAGAAATTAGGTGTACCTCTTGAAGAGTACGCGAAACAAGTTGCAAGATTAAACGGTTAATTTAAGGAGATAATTATGGCTAACAATAGACCAACAAGAGACTTAGAAACACGAGACAAAAAAGCTCGCACTAAAAACTGGGTACCGCCGCAACAGTTACCAGACCCAAAACCACAAGACGGATTTAGATTTCGTTGGGTAAGGATTTCGTTACTGGGGCAGAGAGATGACAGAAATGTTTCTGTTAAATTTCGTGAAGGTTGGGAACCAGTAAAAGCAGAAGAACATCCAGAGATTGTTACTCAATATGGATTTAGTAGTAATAAAGATGGAAACATTGAATCTGGTGGACTAATGCTTTGTAAGATACCGACCGAAACTGCTGAAAGTAGGAATAATTATTATGCTAATCAAAACAAACAGCAGATGGATGCGGTAGATAATAATTTCTTGCGAGAAAACAATCCTCGTATGCCGCTCTTTAGTGACAAACGTTCGACTGTTTCTCGTGGTAACGGTTAAATTTTGATTTTAGGAGTTTATTATGGCTTATCCAACTGTTGATGCTCCATACGGTTTAGTCCCAGTTAATTTAATTGGTGGCCAACCTTATGCTGGCTCTACAAGGCAGATGAAGATCGCTTCTAACTATGGCACTAATATCTTTAATGGTGATGTTGTCGTCCGTGCAGCGGATGGTACTATCCAAAAAGAGACAGGCACAGCCACAGTTACTGCCACAGGCGTGATTGGTGTTTTTGTAGGTTGCACTTACACTGACCCAAACACAGAACAAAAAGTATTCAAGCAATATTACCCAGCTAATACAGTCGCTTCTGACATTCAGGCTTATGTGGTTGATGACCCAGATGCTTGTTTTAAAGTTGCTGTTGTATCTTCTGGTACTACTATTGCAGGCACTGGATATACATCTATTGGTAGTAATGCAGCGTTAGTACAAAACTCAGGAAGTACCACTACAGGTAATTCTAAAGTTGCTATTAACGGCATCGCTACTACATTATCTTTACCAATGAGAATCGTTGACGTAGTTGAAGAAACTACTGATGCATCTGGTAACTACACGGAAGTAATCGTTAAGTGGAATGCACCTTATGAGAACAGCAATGTTGCTACAGGTGGTCACGCTTATATGGTTGCTACTGGTTTATAATTAAAGGAGTATAAATAATGGCTATATCACGCGCACAATTATTAAAGGAACTCCTACCAGGTTTGAATGCCTTATTTGGTTTGGAGTATCAAAAATACGGTGAAGAGCATAAAGAAATCTTCGACCAAGAATCTTCAGAAAGAAGTTTTGAGGAAGAAGTAAAGCTCTCAGGTTTCAGTGCAGCACCAGTTAAAGACGAAGGTGCAGCAATATCTTATGACAATGCTCAAGAAGCATGGTCTGCTAGATACAACCATGAGACAATTGCTCTTGGATTTTCAATTACAGAAGAAGCTATGGAAGATAATCTGTATGACAGCTTATCAAGCAGATACACTAAAGCTCTTGCTAGAGCAATGGCGTACACAAAGCAAGTTAAAGCTGCTGCAGTTCTTAACAATGGCTTCAATAGTAGCTACGCTGGTGGTGATGGCGTTGAGTTATTCTCTACAGCTCACCCACTTGTTTCTGGTGGTACAAACTCAAACGAGCCTTCAGTTAATGTTGACTTAAATGAGACTTCACTAGAAGCTGCTATCATTCAGATTGCTGGATGGACAGATGAGAGAGGTTTATTAATCGCATCTAGACCACTTAAGATGATCGTTCCACCTGCTTTACAGTTTGTTGCTACAAGACTCTTAGAGACTGAGCTTAGAACTGCTACAGCAGATAACGACATTAATGCAGTCAGATCAATGGGAGCTATTCCTCAAGGTTACACTGTTAATCATTTCTTAACAGATACTGATGCATGGTTCTTAAAGACTGACGTTCCTAACGGTCTTAAGCATTTTGTTAGAACTCCAATGCAAACAAGCATGGACGGAGATTTCGACACAGGTAATGCTAGATATAAGGCTCGTGAAAGATACAGCTTCGGCTGGTCTGACCCATTAGGTATGTGGGGTTCACAAGGAGCATAATATTAATTAGGGGGTCTTTTGACCCCCATTTTTAAAGGTCTTATTATGTGGAATACACCAGAATATACTGAAATGAGATTTGGTTTCGAAGTTACAATGTACATTGCTAACAAGTAAATTAGATCCAAAAGAATAAACCTCCCCCTCCTAGGTTTTCCCCCGTTTTTACGGGGGTTTTTGTTTGTGTTTTAAGAAATTTTATGGTTTAATACTTACTGAAGGCTTTATGTTTTTACAAGTCCGCTTTTGTGTTTTTCATGGAGTTTTCGTCTGGGGCTATTAACCTAGCCCCTGCATTTGTTGGAGGGACAAGTTCTAGGATAAATTATCTTTACTAACTGACCTAGCAGACGTTGCAGAGATAGTAAAGAAAACCCTTCTGCAAAAGGAAATAAAATGGCAAATACTACTTTTTCAGGGCCAGTTAAAGCTGGAACAATTAAAGATACTACAGGTTCTACTGTAGGAACAGACGTAGCAAACGTAGGTTCAGTCGTAATGACACAAGCAGCTAATGTTGTTTTTGGTGATGATGGTACAACTACTACAATCGCTACTTTACCTGCAAACTCACAGATTATAGAAATATACGTTGATGTTACTACTGCATTTGATGCAGGTACTACTAACACTTTAGACTTAGGTGATGGCACAGATCGGAAGAGCGT